TAGTTTTTATAAATTAATATCTTTTTTATCAACCTTAAAATACCATTCTAGTATTTCAATTTTATCATTTGCATCTATTAATAATTCTAATGCTTTTTCAGCATCTTCAAAAAAATCATTTGCAGTGTGATCTCCAATACCAACTGCTTGATTTTCTAATAGATCTAATGCCATCATAGCCCTCTCTTTATCTGCTATAGCTTTAGCATATAAAGCATTCATAACACGTGATTGTCTCATCATAAGTTTATTGATTTAAATTTAAGTAATTCTCTTTCTTTTGTTTCTATAAGTTTGTGTCTCTCCAACTCAAACTTTAAATGATTAATTGCTTTTTTAATATCTTCAGTAGGAGTATCATGTTTTCTTTCAGCTCTTAATAAATATGTAACAGCCGTTCCTATGTTATAAGATAATTCAAAATCCTCTGTAACTTTTCTTGCACTATATCCATGATATTTTCCTTTGTAATAATGCGGTTCTCTATTTTCCATTTTTAAAATTTATTTGGTTATTAGTAATTACATCTGATCATATGCCAACCCTTGACCACCACGTACAGATGTTTGTTGTTCATCTTGTAAATCTTTATATGCACCCTTAAAGGATTGTCTAATAGAATCAAAGTCTTTAGCAACTGCTCTTATTTGCCCTATATTACCGTCTCTCCCGTCAGTTATTGGAGTATTAGCCATGTACGTTGCCATGTTATCCAAAGCTTTCTTAATCCCTAAATATGCCCTATGTGTTGGTGTTTCATACATAGCTTCACATTTTCTTAATGCAAATATTATAGCTTTATCCTCCAAAGATTCTTCTAAACCTATCTCTTCAATAATAATTTCTTCTTTATCATTTTCAGGTAAATGAAAAAAAGGATTTAAATCTGGATTTGGGCAAGTCATATAAAATAAATATTTATAAACCTGCATGTATGTATCTGGGTAGTCAGTCATTATAACTTTTAAAAAACCTAATGCATAGCAATGCTCTGTTGGTATTAATTTATCATTTTGTATGTCAAATAATTTAACTATCATTGTTATTAATTTATTGCGCTTAACTCAGATGCAAATGTTGAAGGATCCCTTTGTATGTATATTATTCCTCCTAATGTATTAACCTGTAATATATTAGCTTCAAATGCATTTGTCTGTTTATTATAATATGCCCGAAAAGAAGTTACAGAATATAAATCTAAAACAGAATCTACAGGGGCTACATCTATTGTTATTTCTGCTGTAATTCTTGCACCAACTTGTATTGGTAATTCTTTTATGTCACAAATAGTAACACGTATAAATTCTTTTGACATAATATTAATTTTTTAATTTTAACCATTTTATTAATGATATAACTTCATCCCTTAGGTAGGGTATATCATACATAATTACTTTATCTAATACAGGTTCTCCGTCTATGTGTTCATTAATTGGATAACCATTTTTATCTTCACCCAATTGTTTAAACTTTACATGCTGAAGAATAAGCTTTCCGGGCTTTAATTTAGGATTGTGCTTTAATATAATATACATATAAATTGACATTTGCATGCTATAATGATTAAAATTACAATCATCTAAATGATTTAAAGGATTATACATCTTAGCTGTAATACCTTCCCAGTTTTTAAAACCTTTATTTTTTATTTCTTTATTAGTCTTATAATCAGTTATATTAACATAACCATTAACCACTTCTACTAAATCAGCTTGCCCGCATAAGGAAGAAGATTTTAAATATACAAAATGTTCAGGATATACACCTTCATCAAGCTTCTGTTTTGGTGCAATCTTAACACCTGTGTCACCATCAAATAAAGGTTTTATTATTGGAACTTTAACACCTTCTCTTTCTATGGTTTTAAAATTTAATAAATCACTTTCTCTTTGATTATGATAAAAGTTTCCAAGCTTAATAGCTCTTTGTGATTCATTTTCCCATGCTTGTAAAATTTCTTGCGGGGTCATATTATACCACTTAGATCTTTTATTCTTTGATGATTTTTTTGCTTGTGCTTTTGCATCAAACTTAGGTTTAAACATACCAACAAATGAAGTTACACTTGTCCAGTTTATTTTATCTTCATCTATACTTTCATATACATGACCTTCTTCTTTAAATATTAGTCCCATAGTTATAAATTTTGAACACCAGGAAAATTATTATTTACTTCATCTTCTAAAAGTAACCTCACCTTCTTACCAAAATCCTTATCATTTGGATAATCTTTTAAGTATTTTAAAATTTTAGGGTATATGTAATTTTCAAATAATATATAATCTGTTTTTTCCTTAGTCTTTGTCATTATTCTTTTCTATTTGTTCATTTAATAATTCTTCTTCCTCTTCTGTCATTAGCGCAGGCCATTTACCTTTAGGACATTCTGATGACAATGATCTTGTTTTAAATGCTAGACTGCATCCACAATCAGAACAGCAAGGTTGCGTACCTGTTACTGCACAACTATCACCTAATTTGTCTAGATAAACACATTTCTTACAAATAGCCCATCTTAATGCGGCTTCTGCCTCTACATGTTCTTGCTTAAAAATATTATTTTTAATACCTTCTATTATTTGAGGAGTATTTTTAAAAGCTCCTAAAAATTTTTTAAAGTTCATTCTTTCTTTTTTTAAACTCTTGTCTGCTTTTTAATTCTTCTTCCATCATTTTAAAAGCTTTTTCTTGCTTTTGTAATTTAGCATTAACAGCATCTGTTTTTTCCATGCCTTTATAGGTAGTTTTTTTTAAATTACCTAATATATTTTTATTCTTTATTATAGCATTTTTAAGTTTTCCTTTCTTTAAGGAAAATGTACCCAAGCCTTGTACATAAATATTTGTTGCAGTTAGGTTAGATAACTCTTTTCTTACTTGTGCATAATAATATGATATAAAATCATTAACTACATTAGAGTGCACACCAACTTCTTTTGCTATATCCTTTTTAAATTCATTATGCTTCTTTGGTTTTACTGCCTAAAACTTTTATATCTAACAAGACAATACCTTTAGACTGTATATTCATATCCTTATTTATATAAATAACCTTCTTATTTGATCCATCTTTAATTAATAATTTCTTTTTCTCTACCTTATTTATTGCATTTCTAGCTGATTGCTCACTTTTAAAAATTTCTTTGCTGGTAATTAACCTGCAAAACTTTGAAAGCTCAACATTATTATTAGTTGCTAGTTCTGCTAATAAGTTTAAATCTGATTGATTTATGTGGATACCATTAAAAAAACAATAAGTAAGTATTTGATACTTAATGCTTTGTGAAATATCCACTTTTAATTTTTGGTTTACTTTATTTACAATTGCCATTTTATATACTCATTATAATATCAATAAGTCTAGGATCAGGGTAGACATCCATCTTACCCTTTCTTACATTAGTATGAGATAATAAACCTTTAACTGTTCCATTGTAAGCTTCTTGCTGAAACTCAAAGGCTTTAGTTGGTCCATATTTTTTGATCCACTGCTGTAAACCAATTCTCATATCTATTTGATCTCTCTCACCAATATATTTTATTAATTTTTCTACTTCCTCCATTTGTTTATCAGAATATCTATGCCAGTTAACTTTATTTCTGAAAGCTGTTTTTAGTGTAATAACTTGATTTTCATGAGCTTTCTTACCAACATAGCTTTTAAATTCATTGTCTAAATATCCAATAGAACAAATTTCTAATCCAACAGAATGCCTATTCATATAACCAGATCCAGTTTTACCAAGATGCCATGCATAACCAGTTTCAGGAAATGCCTGAACCATAACACCATCATGCTCATCATCTTCTGTTATATAACCTTGCCCTCCTAGCACAAATTCAGTGGCTATACGCCCCCTACTATCTCTGTCCCACATATCAATTGTTCTATATGGATCAGCATAATATGCAGTATGGTGAAGAAAAAAATACTCATTGTTTCTTTTTCTATCACCATTTACATATTGATCTTTACGCAAATAATACTTATGTATAACTTGATCAAAGTCTGTATTAAAATACTGACCATTAATATCAGTATCCTCATCAATACCATCTATAAGTCCTCCGGGATTATTAAAAAGAACACTCCAGGTATCTGATCCAACTATACCATCAGGTTTTAAATCTCTGGATAGCTGAAACTTAATAACAGTCTTTTTTGTAATTGGCCCAAACACCCCATCAGACTTTATTTTTAATAAAGTTTGGAGTTTTCTAACCTCATCACCTATAGACCCTTCCTTAAGCAGTTTCATTATCCTTCTGAATTAGCTGCATTAAAATCCATTTCTGCTTCTCTTGTAACATTCTTTTCAGATTGCTCTTGATTCTCTTGTGCAGCATATGCTTGAACCATAAACATTTGAGCTTGTAATCTTTCAGCTCTTGTCTTCTCAATTTTAGTTAGATACTCTTCATAATCCAACTGTACCTTAAGGTGTTTAATATTGTCTTTATAGAATGCAGACATCTCTGCTTTACGTTTTGCAAGCTCTTCTTTTGATAGCTCTTGCATTTCTTCTTGAACATCAGTTTGCCCAGGAACCTTCTTAACTTGTGTCATAATTATTGATTTTAAAAATTATTAATATATACAAATATATAAATAAAGTTTACATTTTTTAGGTTTGCACCTAATTATTTTATCAAAAAATAAAAATGAGTACTTAAAGAATACGAAGTTGGTACTTTAAATTTTAATTTAGACTGAGTTCTATGAAACTTAGAATTACTTATAATACGACAGCCCTTTGGTAAGGCTTTAATAATTTCATCTATAGAATGTTTAGGAAATGCACAACCATGTATTATTACAATATCTGGTTTAAATGGTAGCTCACAAGGAAATCTGTCATTTATTAGTGTTAGGTTCTCTAGCCTACTGTACTTCTCTACTGCATATTCATGTCTATGCTTTAGTAGTTCCACACCAATAACTTTACTATCTGGGCATTTATTAGCAACGTGAGATAAGAAATTACATGACCCGCTTCCTATATCCAAGATTACATCCCCTGGTTTATAGTCCACGACTTCTTTTATTTTATTCCATGATACGGGTGAGAGTTCTCCATACAGCTGTTCCTCTGCTTTGTCACCAACTCTCATAAATAATTTCTTACGCATAACTTGTGAAATACTACACAATTAACAAATACCCTTTCTTCTGGATAGATCAGGTTAATTTCTCCATTGTGTCAGGATAAAGTAGATTGAGCCTCTTGACCAACTCAGCACACTTCTCATACTCCTCTTGTTCAGGACTACTAAAATGTTTTATCATACTAACAATAATAGCTTCCTCTATTTTTTCATCAGGATCATGTGCTAATAATGCAGTGCCTTTATCAATTGCATACTCATCTATCAACTCTTCAAATGTCATACGTTCTGTAACAACTAAATAGGAATTATAATAAGCTTCCTCTAGTATTAACTGTGCCATCTTTTCTTGCTCCTTCTCCGTCAACCCATCCAATGGGCTTTCTTCCATAAAATCATCTTCCATACCTAGTAGTTTATATCCTATATAACCAATATACAAATAAACAAATTTCTTTCCTATTTCAAAAACAAAAAAAAATTATTTCTCATGTATTTATTCACGTGCAGTTAGTGGTTGAGCTTACCCAGTTAGTAAACAAAATATCCCACCTATAAAAAATTTTATTTCCCCAAAAAAAAATTATGTGTTTGGCATTGGTATTGGGTCCTACCATACTGCTCCCCGGCTACATTCCGGTGGGTTGACACCCCC